TTACCATTTTTTATATATGACATTCAATGACATCATTCATTCAAATATCCTTCTCCGTATTTCTTTTCAAACTGTTTCAATGCAGTTCCGTGAAGTCTGACAACCTGTCTCCATGAATATTTCATTTCTGTTGCGATCACTTCAAAAGTTTTCTTTTCTATGTACCTTGCGAACAGAATATTGTATGTGTTTTCATCTTCCATGCTGTCTATCTGCTGTATGATTTTCTCTTTTTTATCGACAAGTTCGTCCACCATGCCATCTATTTTCCGTTCCATTTCATCAATTTTGGCATATTTTGTTCCTATTTTGTCAAAATTCGGTGTAGTCTGTACCCTTTCACCGCTTTGCGTAGCAGATATGCTTACCGCCATATCTTTGAGTTGTGCGATTTCCGTGAGTTTATTATTTATCATCCGATTAAGGCGGCTTATCTGCCCTAAATATTCTTTGGTTGTCATATCAATACCTCCGTCCGAAAGAGAATGGGTTTTGAATTGCTTCTACTTTTGCTACCCTGTTTCCGTTTGTAATTCGCAATGCAAAGTTTGAAAATACATCAGGCACATCATCTAACTGTTTTTTTCCTGAAACAGAATACCTTTTCAGTAACGACATCATTACACCGTATGGTTCGTTAGGCTTATACAATGATGGATCTTTGAATATTACGTGTTGTAAAATCCAGTTAGAGCACTGGAAAATTCTTGCTTCTTTGTTTGTCTCTGTCGGTGTGTCTGTGATGTTGCATATCCATCCTTTACTCTCTACACGCTTATTTACTTCCATTGCCACACGGTCACCGCCGGCATTACGCTCAAATTCGCACTCTTGCACTTTATTATTAACAAGTACATTTGCCGCATTTTCATACTGCATCTCATAATCCGCAGTATTGTCACAAACAGCATCCACGCAGTAATAATCTTCTCCATACTTTTGCAATACCGGAAGAACAAAAAAGTCGGTTCCTTTTCCCTTGGTATCGCATTGCCCGGTAATAATTTCCGGTTCCCCATGTGGCAGATTAAGATAACGTCTGATTTTTTCTTCCGGAAATAACAATCCCTCACGTTCAATAGGCTCTTGCTTGTAAAGACACCTATAAGAGATTTCATCCATGAGTAATTGTTGATCTTCAAAAAAAGCAACCGTAAATCCGGAAAATTCGTAGTCAAAATTGCTTAATCCTGTTTTTGGGTCAATATCCGGAACTGCAATTACTTTTACTCTCGGATTCCCTTCATACATATTTTGGATCCGACCGATTACATCATTTACGCTCCACCTGGTAGCAATATGGATCTCTTTGCAATTCTTTCCGTCAGTATCTTGTGTCTTTCTTTGTCTTGCATCTACCGCATACTTGTCCCACAATTTATCCAAAATTATAGGATTCATAGCTTCTTCAATGCCACCGATCATGTCATCTACGAACAAAAACTTAGATGCACGTACTTTACCAGCGTTTTTACTTCCTACGGATGTGCACTGAACAGATGGAAATGGTTTATATTTGCCGATGTTAAACTGTTCCATTTTTGCGTTAGTACTGGTAACGGAAAGATTTGGGAAGATTTCATTCCAAGTGTACTCGTCAGAATTTGTACAAATATCGTACACACCGTCATAGTACATACGTGTAATATCTCCACTGTGGGAGTAAAAAAGGTTGAAATCTCTCGGAAACCATCCTGCTACCAACGCATTCAGCATTTTCTCGACCGTGGTTTTTCCAGCACCTGGGATAAGAGACACGCATAGAATGTCGTATTTATCATCAATCATGCCTTGAATGGCATCCATGAGACCAATTTTAAGAAATTGCTTTCTACGTGGCATATAGAACCGCTCTCTAGGTTCTCTTTTCTTTTCCAAGTATCGGTAGGCACTGTCCACAACCTTATTTTGTGCTTCCAGTAGGAGAACATCGTACAATTTATCTGTCAGAGAATAGTGCGTCTTGTTTGCGAAGGAATACTTTTCCAAATCCCATATGGTTCCTCCGGTTCTTTCCATGCAGAAACGCTCTACAATGACTTTAGAACGGTTTGTTATCTGTAAGCCATAAGTTATATCCTTTTCACCGTTTATAGCCACTCTGCAGGCTTCTATGTACGCATCAATGACCTGTTCATCAATCCCTTGCGCTGTATGTAATTGTCATAGCTGTTTACTGCCGATATAAGGCTCTGACTTGCCAATATAAAAGAGCCTCCTTTCCTAAAATTTTGGAAATTTGGCTCTCTGCGTAGGCACTCTACGGCTGGTGCTCTGAAATATTTAATTCAAAAGTTTTAATATTCTGTCACAAAATCTTATATGACTTTTTAGTAGTTCCTTTCTTGTATGGTCATTAACAGGAACACCATCAAAACATTCTGCGTATTCGTTTATCCTTTCCTGTGAAATTCGCTTTTCTGTTTCTAAAAAATCAAAAACCTTATCCTTTGGTAAATTTACACCGATTCTATTGATTTCCCCACATTTCGGGCATTTAATCTCAGCCTGTCCGTTGAATTTTCCTAAAAGAC